AATTAGATTTTTGACAAAAAAAAGGAGGGTATAAACCCTCCCTCAAACAACTAACCAAAATTTACTATGAAAAGATTACTTCATCTTCTCGCTATAAGGCTTCTTAGGAAAAGCCTTGCTTTTGACAAATTTAAAATATTTTTCTTTACTTACAAATTCTTTTGTTAGTGGATGTAAATATAATTTTTTCATTTGTTTTCTTTTTAAAATCTATTTTGTAATCTTTGTTTTAACTTTTCGCCTACCTTTATTGATCGGATTGCTTCCTCTCTTGATAAACCTAATTTTTTAATTTTTTGTTGTATTTGTTTTTCTGTTATTTTCATATTGTTTTGTTTTGTTTTAATTATATTCAAATATAATACTTTTTTATTTATTAACAAAATATAATAACTTTTTTTTATCTAATTGCATACCTACCTCTGTTGGGATTCTCTAGTTGCATCATTAAAGCATATCGAGCTGCATCAATACAATCAGGGTGTATGCCTGTAGGTTTTTGAATATTATTACCCTCTTTGTCTTTATCCCATACGTATCCTTGTAATTCTCTTATTAAATTCTTTGATCTTGATGTTACGTATATTTCGTTTTGGTTTATAAGGTTTATTCCATAGATTATAGAATCTCTACCTTTTGTTACAGGGAATATTCTATGTCCATAGCTTCTTATCTCTTGTATTGATTTGGGTTCTGCACTATCTGCGTATATATGTTCTAATGCTCTGCTCTCAGTTATAAAGTTACTTATATCTCTATTTAACATACCTTTTCTATAAAGCAGCTCATCAAATATGTAAGCATTATTCCATTTGTATAATCTAATATAAGTTGTAGGATCAACAGAATAACCAAAATCAAGACCTGCGCATAAAAGCCTTGCATCATCTGGTAATTTATCTATTGACTTCCAATCAGGGATACAAGCACCCTCTAAACTACCCACCTCTCCTAATCCATATACCTTCCACCAGTTTGCCCAATAAGTAGATGTCTTTGATTTTACTTTTGCTTTCTCTATTTCTTTTACGATCGTATCCGATAAGCTCTCATTATCTTTGTAAGTAAGTGTAATAAAGTCTGTATCTTCTTGTCCTATCAATTCCTTATCTACCCAAAATAAATTAGTTGGATTGTAGTCTAGCCATATATCACCAGATGTTCTAATTGCTAATTGTTGATATGATTCAAAGTTTATATTGTTGCACTCATTAAGAAATAAGTCTGATCTTCTTGCACCTCTTAGTTTATCTGGTTGATCTGTTGAAAAGAACTCTATATAACTACCTGTACTAAATTCGTATTTTAAAGTGCTTCTATTGAACTTTCTTTCATCGTACCGATGCGTACCCTTCATAATGCTTAGAAAGTCTTTTAAAGCACCTCTACGCAAGTGTGGGATGCTCTCTGCTACCACGCTTATTTCTTTGTATGGATTTTTGATTGCATAGTCAATAAGGATCATTAATATTGCAATAGTCTTACCTGCTGAACTACCACCTCTAATGATCTTGATTCTTTTGTCAAGTTTTCTTAATCTTTTTACTGCTTGTGTTTGCGTAAACATTAATCAATGAATAAAGGTACATCATCGTTTATATGTATATCTTTTGTTTCTTTTGGTCTGCCTACATAATAATTATAATAAAGCTGTACGTATTTATAATCTTTTTTCTTTAAACCTTCTTTCAATGCTTCATATGCCAATGGCTCTAATGGTTTAAGTTTTTCTATAAGTTGCAATTCTTCTGTCTTTGGTTTTCTACCAGCTCTACCCTTCGTGGAGTGTCCTCCGTTGTTTTTTCTACCATCCATAGAATTAATTTAAATTAATTAATTAATCTTTTCTATATCTATATATCGAATAATTTAATTAATTTTTGTTTGCTACTTATTTTGTGTCATTTTATCTACTTGCTTTGCAATCTTATCTACATCTTTATTATCGAGAAAGTTTACTTTATGTTTTATAAACTCTTTCTTTGCATCATTGTTTTTGAGTTTGATTGTAATGTCAAGTAACCACTCTTGTATTTTACTATTGTATTTTTTATGTGTTTCAAAACTTTTTATTGCGTGTAGTACTGTCGTATGATTGCCTGATCTTCCTTTGTCTTTAAATAGATTGCCTATTTGTTGTAGTGTCATCTTTTCGTATTTGTAAAGTATGAATGATAATAATGATCTTGCTTCTACTACTTCTCTCCTTCTAGTGTTTTCAAATACATCTACGTTTGCTACTTTATTTATTTGCTTTGCTATCTTTATTGCTTTATTCATAATATACCTTCTATTATATAATTATCTATATCTTGTCCTTCTATAAAAAACTTTTCAAATATTTCTATTGCTTCTTTTGTTTTTCGTTCCCCTTCCAAATAAAACTCCTCGCTACAATTCCATACACCAATATCAAGTGATCCTTTGTCTATAACTACAAACTTAAAATCTAAATGTGTTACGTTAAATAACTGACAATATATATAGCATTGTACATCGTAAGAATATTTTCTAGCTGAATACGGAAAGCCTTTTATATCTGTTGTGGTTTTTATATCTACTATTCCATTGTTTCTAAGTACATCTGCTTTTCCTCTAAATGGATAACCTTGTATTGTACCTATTGCAGGTATCTCAAACTCGCAATCTGTTATATATTTTAGTGCGTGTTCATTCTTAAAAAAAGCATCTGAGATCTTCTCAGCATTTTCTTTTTCTACTCTTGTATATACCTCACCATACTTTTCTTTTGCTTCTTTGTATGTCTTTGTGTTTTTAGAAGATACATTTACGAATATCTGTTCACTAAATTTGTCAGGTTCTAATATTGATAAGTGTACTAATCTACCATCTCTTAGTGCTTGAGTTTCTGGGCTACCATATTGCGTAACATACTTATATGTTTTTGGACTTGATAGTAATAGCTTTAATGATGAACTGCTAAGTGCTAACTTGTTAAGGTCTCCATAGTAAAAACTATCATCTACCATTTTTTTCAGCAATTCTTTTTTGCTGTAATTTTTTCCATCCAAAAGTTGTATCATCATTTTTTTCTTTTAAAATTAATTCAGTTTCAATACTGTTTGTGTATTTGTACATTTGGTTTATGCAACTTATAAACAAACCAATTTGTTTTTTTCTTTCAGGACTTGCTTTTTCAAAAGCACTTGCCATAGCACCTCCAATATAATTAAATGCTAATTCAAACTTTTGTTTTTCTTTTACATCCATAGTTTTAGAAATATATAGCCACCCATACATATAATAAATAATATAAATGCAAACTTTAAGGTTTGATAAGTAACTTCTGCTTTGTTTGGGTTTCTACCTTGATTGCTTCGATATTGTCTTTGTTTTTTCATACTTTTTTATTTTAAGATTATTTGGTTATGTTCGCCATGCGAACAAACCTTAAATTAAATTCAAGTTACAAGATTACTATTTTTTATCTTGTTCTCTAACGCTTAATTCCTCTAATATCCTACTTGAAGTCCTTATACAATTTCTAAGTTCTCCTTTAAGTTGTGAGGTTTTAATTGTTTTGATTTCTTTGTCAGTTAAATACATACTTGCAATATACAAATAATAATTGACAATATCTAATAACTATTCTTTGTGAACTATTGATGCCATATCTTCCGTGAGTAAATACACCTTTTTTAGTCTTTTTTTGTTTGACCATAATGTTGTGTCTGGGCAATACAATTCTTTTACTTCTGGCATCTCAAGATAGTTTATCCAATACAAATAAGTACCCTTCGGATCAGATACAAAATAAAGTTTTACTATTTCACTATCCATCTGCATTAGTTTGTCATACTTATATTTTTCTAATAGTTTTTCTTTATAGTATTTATTTCTAAACTTCATCTCCATAACGCATTTATGACCTTTAGGGGTTGTACCTATTGCATCATAGTGTTCAAATTTGCCTTCAGACCATTTTAGATTCCAATCTTCAAACTCATTTAAGAACTTTACTACTATTCTTTCAAACTTATTTATTGTCTCTAAACCCAATTTCGTATAATATATTTATATCTTGAATCCATTTATTCCAAACCTTTGGAGAGCATCCACAGGGTATATGAAAATTATGGTAAAAATATTTAGAATGTAAAGATGCAATCAACTCTTGTTCTTGTTTGTTGATCTGGCTACTTTTAATTCCTTTGAATTTTGTCCACTTTTGATATTCTTCTTTGTTTAGTTTTTGTTCTAGTTCTTGTGATTCCATTTAACCAATTTTTTCTATCATCACATCCACAATCTTCAAAACCTAGCTTTTGTGCAATCCATTGAGCAAGATCTTTGCCTTTGCCAAATGTAATGATGTTAATTATATATTCTAATTTATCTCCAAGTTTCATATTCTTTATACTTAAAAAGTAATTTTTTTTTTATTAAATACGCTTTTTTTTCTTTTATATCTCCTCTACCTACAAATTTTTTGTATGTTAAATTGTTTTCCTCGATACATCTAAAAATGTTTTTTACACAAAACCAATTATATTTTAAACCATCATATATAACCCACCATTTTGCTTTTGTTGTCGTTAATGCTGAAGGTTTTCCATCAAACTCAATTTCTATTACAATATTTCCTGTATCTATACTTTTTTTATCTAATTTTACTTCTATGCCAAAATTTAACTCTGGAACAAAAATATCCCACTCTTTACAATAACCATCTACTATGTATGCTTTTGGATACTTTTTTTGCACCATACACAAAACTATGTTTTCATATTTTTTTCCTGCTTCAAGATCTTTTGAAAATACATTCTTCATATTAGTTCTTTTAGTTTTGATTTTACGTTTCTAAAAGTATTATACAATGAGTAATAACTTATCTGGCTTTTTCTTGATAGTTCACTTATACTTTCTCCTCCACTTACTATGTCGTACACTTTGGCATCATACCAATATATCTCTTTGAGTGCTTTTTGTATCTTGGCATACACTTCTTCATAGTTTACTGTACCTTGATCTTCTATTTGTATATTTTCTAAAGTTGTATATGTAACTCTCATTTTTTTTCTAAGAAGATCAACATACAATCCTCTTAGTATTCTAAAACAATAATAATAGTTTATATCTTCACCATAACTAAAGTCTATACCTTTTTTTGTGTTTCTAATAAGTAATATGTATAATTCTTGCACTATATCCTCAACCTCTGTTTCTCGAAGCCCACCAAAACTTCTTGTGATCTCTAACCACTTATTATGTCTATCGTATGCTTTTTCAACAGGTGTTTTCAAAATAATCTTTTTTGTGCTTTATGTTGATTTATTCTTTCTATTGCTAAATTATAATAATCTTTGTCTATTTCACAAGCTGTAAGGTCAAAACCTAAATTATGACAAGCTATTGCAATACTACCACTTCCTAAGTGAGTGTCAAGTATTTTATCACCCTTTTCAGCATAATTTATTAATAACCATTCATAAAGTTTTACTGGTTTTTGTGTTGGATGTATTTTATTAAACAAATCTTTTTGATATGCTCTATCATACATTCTTGTTTTACCTAACGAAGTCCAAGCTAATTCACCCTCTGAAAAATGTCCGTTTTGATGTTTATACCAAAAAATTACACTATCAGTATTAGGTAGTAATTCTAAATAATAATTAAACCCCCATAAAATTTGATTTTTACTAACTCTAAAAAGTTCTTCAAAATACGTTTCTGTAGGAGGTTTGCTTAACGTATCATAATTAAAATGTTTTCTGTTAAAACCAACTTTTAAACCAGAAACATCTTCTTTATAAGGTGGATCAACAATAGCTAAATCAAAATAATTATCTTTATATCTTGCCATTAATTTCATATTATCTTCACAAGTTATTTTCAAAATGGTAGTCTTAATTGTTCTATTATGTTAGGTCTATGTATATCTTTATCTCCTAATTTATATCCTACATTGTTTTTTATACTTTCTAATATGAGTGGACTATCAAAAGGTGTTGGCTTACAACCTAAGTCGTGATCTTTAATTTTCTTACAATGAAGCTCTGTATATATCCATCTTGATTCGTGCTGCGTTAAACGATGTATCGAATAGAAATCATCACACCTATTTCCAAAAACATTTCCAAACTCAACATCACTCATTGCTATAGGTAAAGGATGATTTGCATATTCGTGATTGCTATTATATTTTTTTCTAAATGCTTCGGTTACTGAATGTAAAACTAACCACAAACCTTTGTTGTATTTTTTACAAAATATACGAAAGTCGGTCATCATTTCGTACATATATTCAAATGAATTACTATACTGTAACATTCCTTTGTTTTTTCTAAGACTGTTAATTGGATCAATAATTAAGCAGTCAAAATCATATTGTGGCATTACCACTTCACACAAAGATAGTAAATCTAAGTAATCATAGTTTTGTTCGCAATCTATAAATTTAAAATGTTCAAAAACAAACTCTGTATGTTTGTCTAATTCTTCTTTAGATATTTTGTTTATTGGCTTTTGTGATCTAAATTCTATGATTTTTCGTAAGAGACTGTATGGCTCATTTTCGCTGCTAAAAACTAAAAACTTTACTTTATGTTTCATAGCAAAGAGTAGCATAAAATAAATAATAACGGAAGTTTTACCTACGTTTGCGTGTCCTGCAAAACAAGTAAGATTTCTTTTGAATCTTATTACATTGTCTATATCATCAATGCCTAGCTTTGGTGCTTCTTTGAGTTTACCAGTTCTAATGTCATCAAGTTTCTTGAACTGATCTTCAAAGTTTATAAACATTATTTAGATAGTTTTTCTAGTTCAAATGTAAGGTGATCTATTGCTTTTTGTATATCTTGATTTGGTGTATCGTGTTTTTTATAAGCTCGTAAGATATAAGTACAAGCTGTACCCAAGTTATAATTAAGGTCAAAGTTTTCTACTACCTCTCTTGCAGTATATCCATTTGCACCATCATAATACTTGGGTGTTTTAATTTTAGAATGGTAAGTCATCTACTCTATCCTCGTTTTGTTCTGCAAGTTCAAGCTCTTTGTGGTATTCTATTTTCCATCCTTGTATAGTATTAAAAAACTTAATCTCATTGTCTTTATTTTTCCATTCTCTACCTTTTAGGTTTATACCTATCTTAACCGAATCGTTAGCTTTATACTTGTCTAATATTTCACATTTATCTTGTACAAACTCTATTAAGATCTTTTGAGGATATTGTTCTTGTGTTTGTATTACTATTTCTCTTTTTTTGAATCCGTTTGATCCATACTCTTTTGTTGTGCCTATTTGTAATATTGTTCCTGTTATTTCCATATTATTTATTATTAAAAAATTCTTGTTGTTTATTATATAGATATACTGTTTTTTCTGCAATTTCATCAAGGCTTATTTTATGTCCAAAGCCAGAATAAAGTTGTGATATAACATTTCTTGCAGATTGATATTCTATACTTCGTTGCTTTGTTATTTCTGTATTCTGATAATTTACTTTTTCTTCTTTTGTAAAGTTTCCATACATAGCTTGTTTTACTTTTTGTACTTTAAATATTTTATTTTTTTCTTCATTATATAAAAATTCAATTTTATCATTTTCTTTAAAACTTAATTCTTTATCTATTGGATAACTATAATTTACCATATCTGGAAATATTGATAGTTTAATATTATATAACATATATTTTATTTTACCCTTTTCATTATCATATTCATAAGTTTTACCTGTTTTCTGTATTGTTTCAATTTTAGCTTGTTTCATATCTTGTTTCTTATTTCTTTGTATTCGTTAAGTTTTTCGTTTTTACCTTCTATAATTCTATTAAGTATAGTCTGATCGTATTGTCTTATATTTCTTTGCAAACCTCTAAGTTGTTTAAGCAAAGCCTTTTTATCTTTTTCTAATTGTTTTGCTTTTTGTTTATAATCCATTTTCTATATGTTGTTTTAATACTAGCTTTTCATAATCATCAAAATTATGTTCTACTTGTCTTGTAATATTAACTGTATCTTTATACACTTTAAGTATTTCAACACCTTCAAAAGTTCCTGTACCATCAAAGTAACCAAGCTCTGCTTTTGAATAATTGTATTTTATTGTAAGATCATCATTGTTATAATTAATGTTTGTAGTGTGTGGTTTAATTTTGTACATAGTGTTTCGTTTTATGACTATAAATTTAGTTAAATATTGTTAATATCCAAAAAAAAAGAGGAGAAAATTAATCCTCCCCTTTAAAACAAAACACTTACCGAAGTTGGTAAGAACTCACAAAGATAATCTTTTATTCTCAATATCTAATTTTTTTTTGTATTTATCTATCAAGTCTTGTAAGTCTGCTATACTATACTTGATTGTTTGTTTTGAAAGATTATATAGATGTTTAGGTAAACCTTTTTTCTTTTTCTCTAATGCTAAAGAATACTCGTACTGTTTTCCGTATCTATATCTGTTATCGTATCTTGATTGTGCATATACATTATCCTCGTGCCATCTAGTAGCCATCTCTTTGCGAGATATAAAATGTCCTGCATCTACTTCTGTGTAGTGATATTTTTTACCAGAGGTTATACATTTTACATAACCTTTTTTATTTGCATCTCTTTTTCTAATATATTCTGAGAATATTCTATCTAGTTTGTTTATTAAGGTAGATCGTTTAGGTTTTTTCATTTATCCATAGCTTGTAGTAAACTATTACCCAACCTTTCATCTAATTGTTTTATTGCTCTGTATATTATTCTGCTTTGTTTTTTTGCTTCTAGTCTATCTGTCTTTGTAGAATCTATACCTAAATTACAATATATAGTGGCATCCATTTCAAGAAGTCTATCTATTTTG